TACGCCGCCGAGGCCCTCGGGGAAGGGGTCGCCCAGGAGCGCTTCGCCGCTTCATGGTACGCCGGTGGCGGAACCCCGCGAATCCTCCTCCGCCACCCCCGCACCCTCTCACCCAAGGCCAAGGCCAACCTCGCCCGCGCCTGGTCCGAGGCCTACTCGGGACACCAGGCCTACCACGAGCCCGCCATCCTCGAGGAGGGCACCGAGGTCGAAAACCTCACAATGCCCTTCGAGGACATGCAGCTCCTCGAGACGCGCCGGTTCAAGGTGACCGACATTGCACGCCTCTACCGGGTCCCTCCCCACATGCTGGCCGAGACCGACAAGTCCACATCCTGGGGTTCTGGGATCGAGGCCCAGACGCGAGGCCTGAAGGTCTTCGCCGCCGGGCCCATCGGGTCGCGCTTCGAGCAGGTCATGACCGCCCGACTCTTGACCAAAGCAGAACAGGCCGCCGGGTTCTTCATTGCCTTCAACTTCGACGCCATGTCCCGCGCCGACCTCGAGGCCAGATACCGGGCCTATTCCATCGGCCGCCAGAACGGCTGGCTCTCCTCCAACGACGTCCGCCGCCGGGAGAACCTCGACCCCATCGACGACCCCTCCGCCGACCTCTACTGGCAACCGCTGAACATGGTTCCCATGAGCTCACCCGCCGCCATGGGCACCGAGCCCCGCCACCAGGTCGAGGCCGCCGAGCTCCTCGAGGTCCGCACCGGCGCCGCCGCGCCGCGCCTGGCCCTCCGCGACCGCTTCGAGCCCATTGTCCGGGAGCGCTTCGACGAAGTGGTTCGACGAGAGGTCGCCGACATCGGCCGGGCCTCGAGCAAGATCAACTCGCGATCCGTCGCCGACTTCTCGAAGTGGCTCCGGGACTTCTACCGGGACCATCGGGCCTACGTGGACGGGAAGCTCCGGGGAGTGCTCACCACTCTGGCCGAGCTCGCCGGCGAGCTCGCCGCCGCAGAGGCCGGTGGCGAGCTCTCACCAGCCGCCCTCGAGCGTTCGATTGACGAGTACATCGTCGCCCGGGTCGACCGGTGGACCGAGGCCCGGCACAACGTCCTCCTCGCCGACATCCGCGAGGCCCAACGCACCAACTCCGACCCCCTCGCCGCCATCACCGACCGCCTCGAGCAGTGGACCGAGACCTCGGCCGCCACCGAGGCCAACAGGGAAACCATCGCCGTCACCGAGGCCGCCGGCCGGGCCGCATGGGCCGCGCTGGGAATCACCACCATGGTTTGGAGACTCAACGGGGACTCATGCCCGATCTGTCGAGGCCTCGAGGGTCGCACCGTGTCGATACACCGTGCATTCCTCGACGCCGGGGTCGCCCACGAGTTTGAAGGCCGCCCACCCTTCCGACCCAACCGCGCCGTCCGGGGAGCTCCCGCGCACCCAGGCTGCAAGTGCTACACCGCGCCCGTGATGGAGTAAACATGCCACTCGAAACACGCACCGCCACCACCCCTATCGAGCTCCGGGCCGACCGGGAGCGCCGGATTATCGAAGGTCACATCCCCCACGACACGCCCTCGAAACCCATGGGCGGAATTGTCGAGGTCATCAGGCCCACCGCGTTCCGCCGTACCATCGACTCCGCCGCCGAGGTCCTGGCCTACGTTGGCCACGACTCGGGGAAGATTGTGGGCCGCCGATCCCGCGGCACCCTCGAGCTCGAACTCAAGGCCTCCGGCCTCTACTACCGCATCCACGCCCCCCAGACCACGGTAGGCGAGGACCTCATCGAGAACGTGGACCGGGGCGACATCCCCTACACCAGCTTCGGGTTCCTGGTCCGCTCCTCCGACGGGCACCGCTACACCGAGCGCGACGACGGGCTCCTCCTCCGGGAGCTCCTCGACGTCGACCTCCACCACGTTGCACCCGAGCCCGACCCAGCCTACCCCGACGCCACCGTGGTCCTGCGCCACCTGGTCGACCTCTGCCAGGCCGACCCCGAGACCATGGCACCCGTGGCACTGCGCGCAGTGGAGCTCGCCGGGGACAACGCCCCCCTCGAGCTCCGCCGCCTGGCCGAGTCCATCACCACCAACCAGCCCCCCGAAAACCGGACCGACGAGCAGGAGCCGACGTCCGGGCCGACCATCTCGACCGAGCAGGAGCTCGATTCAATGCGCCGGCGCCTCGAGGAGGCCTACGCCCTCACCCTCACCGAATAGGAGAACGCCACCATGACCGCCAGAGAACACCGCCAAGCCGCACTCCAGGCCCTCGCCGACGCCCGCCGTATCTGGTCCGAGGCCGGCGACAATGTCACCGAAGAAACCCGCACCGCTTACGACCGTGCCCTCAACGACCACCACAACCACCTCGCCGACGCCCACCGCCTCGAAAACCTCGAGGACGCCGAGCGCCGCATGGCCGAGCCCACCACCGAGCCATCGACCCTCGCCCCTGGCACACCCAACCCGCCAGAGACCGAGACCCGCACCGCCGAGGAGACCGCCGAGCTCGAAGAGCGCGCCTTCATGCGCTACATGCAGACCGGGCAGGTCGCGCCCGAGCTCCGCGCCATCCAGGCCGACAACGACACCGCCGGTGGGTTTGTCGTCATGCCCCAGCAGCTCCAGCGAGACATCCTCGCCGACATGGACGCCGAGTTCTTCGTGCGCTCCATGGCGAACGTCATCTCCATGACCCAGGCCGAAAGCCTGGGCCAGGTCACCCTCGACACCGACGTCGACGATTTCAGCTGGACCACGGAGATAGCGGAGGCCGACGAAGACACAAGCCTCGCCTTCGGGAAACGGGAGCTCCGCCCGCACCCGGTTCGAAAGCTCATCAAGATTTCGAAAAAGCTCCTCCGGTCCTCGTTCCTGGACATGGCCGCATACGTCCGGGGCCGTTGCGCATACAAGATCGGGTACACCCAGGAGACCGCGTTCCTCACCGGCTCAGGGTCCGGCCAGCCCCTCGGAGTCTTCACCGCGTCCGACGACGGCATCGGCACCGCCCGCGACGTCACCGGCGACAACACCACCACCGAAATCGCCGTCACCACGCTGAAGGACATGAAGTACTCCATCAAGGGTCAGTACTGGGCCGACCCGTCCTTCGCCTGGCTCTTCCACCGCGACGCCGTCAAGCAGCTCGCCAAGCTCCAGGACGGGAACGGCCGTTTCTTGTGGGAGGACTCTATCGTCCGGGGCGACCCCTCCAGACTCCTGGGCGCCCCCGTCTACATGTCCGAAATCGCGCCCTCGACCTTCACCAGCGGCCTCTACGTCGGGGTTCTCGGGGTCTGGAAGTACTACTGGATCGTCGACGCGTTGACCATGCAAGTCCAACGGTTGGTGGAGCTCTACAGTCGCAACAACCAGGACGGCTTCCTCATCGACGCCGAGGCCGACGGGCAGCCGGTCAAGGCCGAGGCCTTCGCCCGCTGCAAGCTCGCCTAGCACGAGCGCACGAGCGCGGCAACGCTCCGCCACGCAAGACCCTGAGGACCCCCACAACCAACCACCACCAGGCCCGGCCGGCCACCCGGCCGGGCCTTGCCGAAGGAGCACCCGATGAACCTCTCCAAACACGTCAAAATCTCCCAGGCGATCACCCCCACCAACGGGGCCGCCGGAACCACCGACATCAACGGCGAAACCCTCGACATGCTCGGCTTCGAAGGTGTCCTGGTCAAGGTCACCATGGGCGCCATCACCGCCACCGCCGTGACCTCGATCAAGATGCAGCAGGGCGCCGCCTCCAACCTCTCCGACGCCGCCGACCTCGAGGGCACCGGGCAGGATATCGCCGTGGCAGACGCCCAGAAGGTCTTCTACATCGACCTCTACCGCCCGGCCGAGCGCTACGTCCGCCTGGTTGTCGACCGCGGCACCGCTAACGCCGTGGTCGCATCGGCCGAGTACATCCAGTATTCCGCCCGCATCAAGCCCACCACCCACGGCACCAACGTCTCCGGCGAGACCCATATTTCGCCCGCCGAAGGCACCGCCTGATCCGACCAGATCCACTACGCCCCGGCGACCACCTGGTCGCCGGTGGCTCACCTCCTCGAGGAGCTCTCATCATGCGCAAACGAATTCTCTACGCCCTGCTCATCGTGGGCGCCTTCGCCCTGGCCGCCGGCGCCGCCCACCAGACCCTGGTCTACATGACCGACGGAGGCGACCGCCTGGTCGTTGCATCCTCGGGTCAGATCGACATCGAGTCCGGTGGCGACATCGACATCGAGTCCGGTGGCGCCCTCAAGCTCGCCGGCACCGCCATCACCTCCACAGCCGCCGAGCTCAACATCCTGGACGGGGTCACCTCGACCGCCGCCGAGCTCAACATCCTGGACGGGGTCACCTCGACCGCCGCCGAGCTCAACATCCTGGACGGGGTCACCGCCACCGCGTCTGAAATCAACACCGCCGCCGACGGGATCACCGCGACCGCCGCCGAGCTCAACGCTTTGGACGGGGTCACCGGTGGCACCGTGACCGCCTCGAAGGCCCTCATCGTCGACGGGAACAAGGACCTCGCATCCCTGCGCCACCTCACCATCACCGGGGACCTCACCGTGTCCTCCGACTCCACCGGTGGCAACGCCGGCGCCCGGTCGCAGATTATCGGGCTGCCCAAGCTCACCCTCGCCGCCCTCGGGACCATGACCAACGGCACCACCGAGACCGTGGCATGGATGGACACCACCCCAACCGGGGAATGGGCCGAGGTCGACGCCGGAACCAACCTCACCGCAACCAAGGACACCACCTACTACCGTGTCGGGGCCGAAAGCCTCAAGCTCACCGTGTCAACCGTCGCCGAGAACGACGGGGTCGACGCCACCGCGCCGGCCCAGGACGACTGGTCGGGTAACGAGTCCTTCGGGTTCTGGATCTACTCCGACGAGGCCCTCACCGCCGGCGACCTCGACCTCACCGTCGACGACTCCGACGGCACCGACCAGGTCTACAACCTCCCCGAGGTCGCCGCCAACACCTGGACCTGGGTAGAAATCGATATCTCGGGTTGCAACGCCAATTGTGACACGGTGGACGGGGTATACATTCTCTTCACCGCCCAAGGCGCCGGCGCCCTCACCGACCCCGACATCTACATCGACGGGGTATACAAGTGGGACGCCGACGACGAGGAGACCCTCGGGGTCAACCTGGTCCAGGACGGGGTCCTCTCGGTTCTCAAGGTGGCCACCGCCGCCGGGTCCGCCAACACCCCGTCATCCCTCGCCGAGCACACCGACTATTTCACCCACTACCAGAGCGGCAACGACGCCGTGGTCACCATCACCGACCAGAGCGCAGGGTCCGGGGTCGCCATGGTCGCCTATCAGTAGGGAGGCCGACGTGCGCATCCTCTACCGCACCACCGCCGCCGGGCCCGACGGTTGTTTCCGACCCGGCGAGACACGCGACGTCCCCGACGAGCTCGGGGAAGCGCTCATCGCTGGAGGCTACGCCCGCCTGGTCGAGCGCGTGGCACCCGTTCCACCAGACCAGCCCCTCGAAACCGCCACCGGCGAGAACCCGGAGACCCCGGAGAACCGCCGACAGGCGACCATGGTTTCTATCGGGGGGGGATGGTTTGAACTCCCCTCGGGAACCAGGGTTCAGGGCCGCCTGGCCGCCGAGGCCAAGCTCCTCGAGGAGCTCGGGGAGTAACCATGATCCGACCCCCGCGCCTGATCGTCCCGCCGACGGCCGAGCCGATCCACCTGGACGCCGCCAAGCTCCACCTCAGGGTCGACCACTCCACCGAGGACGCATTGATCCGGAACTGGATCCGATCCGCAATGCACCACGCCGAGCTCGTGACCCGCCGGGTCCTGGTCGCCTCCACCTGGGAGCTCACCCTCGACCGATGGCCCGACGACGACCGCATCGACCCTCCGGGGAGAATCGACCTCGGGGCCCCGTTGCGCGGGATAACCTCCATCACCTACACCGACACCGACGGGGTCGACCAGGTCCTCAGCTCCTCCGACTATCAGGTCGACACCGTGGCCGAGCCGGGTTGCGTCTGGCCCGCCTACGGGGACACATGGCCCGACCTCAGGTCCGACCGCGCCACCGTCACCATTCAGTACACCGCCGGGCACCTTGTTCCCTTCACCGCCGATGATACCGGCGACACCATCACCACCTCTGGGCACTCGTTCTCCGACGGCGACCGCCTCCGCCTCAGCAACTCCGGTGGAGCCGACGGCGCCCTCCCCGACCCACTGGCCGAGCTCACCGACTACTACGTGGTTTCCGCCTCCGGGTCCACCTGCCAGCTCGCCCTGACCGCCGGTGGCGCCGCTATCGACCTCACCGACACCGGCACCGGCTCGCACTTTGCCACCGAGGCCTCCATCATGCTCCCGCCCGACATTCTCCCCGCCATGCTCCTCCTGATCGGGTCGGCATACGAGCACCGGGAGGGCGAGCCGTCCAAGGCCGCCGATATCGCCAACAACCTCCTCGCCGGCGCCGCCGTCGGCATCGGGGCCCCATGAGATCCCCCACCATCGGCCCACTTCGCCACCGGGTCGAGCTCCAATCCGCCACCACCGCCCGCGACGCCTACGGTCGCGAGGTCGAGACCTGGTCCACCTACGCCACTGTCTGGGCCTCCATCTCCAACCTCAGAGGCCGCGAACGGTGGGCCGCCCAGGAGCACCACCCGGAAATCGACACCTCGATCGTGATTCGCTACCGCCCCGACGTCACCTCCGCCCACCGCGTGATCGGGCC